ACACTCGCAGGCAAGGATCAACCTCTGACGGCAATCAAAGGGTGGATCGCGCTCGAAGTCGATAACAACAACTTCGCGAGCGCGGACACCTTTTCGATCACCTTCGCCGCGAACAAGCTACCGCCCGATCGAGATTTGAACTGGCTTTCGAGCCAGACCGAGATTTACGTCGAGATTTTCGCGGGCATCCCGGATGACCCGACGAATTGGGTCGCGCAAGAACTGACCTCGCTGATTTACGGCCAGGTCGACACGCTCGAATATGACCCGGTTGCCGGGACGGTTCACCTCTCCGGTCGCGACCTCACGCGAGTTTTCATCGACGCGAAAACAACCGAGAAATGGCAAAACAAAACGTCGTCGCAGATTGCGCAAATCCTCGCGCAGCGGCACGGCATGACTTCCAGCGTGACGCCGACAAAGACGCTCGCTGGAAAGTTCTACGAAATCGATCACGACAAGATGACCGCGGCGCGTACAGAGTGGGATTTGCTCTGCGAGCTGGCGCGACACGAGCAATACGATGTTTGGGTCGATGGCAAGACGCTTAACTTTCACCCGAAGGTCGACCCGTCGACGGCGACGCCCTTTCGCGTGAACTGGACGCCGCCCGACGCCGAAACCGGCTACTCAGTGAGCAATGTCGAAGGGCTGAAGTTGGAGCGCGCGCTGACCGTCTCGAAAGGCATCGTCGTCGTCGTGCGGTCATGGAACGACGCCGCGCAGCAGGTTTTCACGTCGACTTATCCGCCGAGCAAGCAAACGACGGTCAAACCTGGCGCGTCGAAGATCGGCAGCGGATCGCAGACGTATTACTACAGCGTTCCGAACCTCACGCAAGAGAAAGTCTTGCAGTTCGCGCAAGCCAAGTACGCGCAGATCATCCAGCACGAGATGAAATGCGAGTTCACGATTCCCGCTCAGGGAAGCGACGCGCTCCAGGTGACGAGCCTGATTCAGTTGACCGGCACCGGCACGGCGTTTGATCAGACCTACTACCCCGACTCGCTGCGGCGTGCGCTCAGTTTCGAGAGCGGTTACACGCTTTCTGTCAGCGCAAAGAACCATTCACCCGACACGCAGGAGGCGAATTGAGCCGTCTCGCTAACGCAATGAGTCAGCGCGCGGCGCTCGCGATGCTCGACCTGACGACGCCACGCACCGGCATCATCACGTCGTATGACCCGAAAAAGCACGCCGTCAAAGTCGCGATTCAGCCAGAAGGCGTCGAAATTGCCGGCTGGATTCCGCTCGGCGCGGCCGGCGTCGGCAACGGCTTCGGCATCGTGTGCGGGCCGAATCTCGGCGACATGGTGCAAATCGCGTTCGATAACGCATCGCCGAACGCACCGCGCATCGTCGGGCGCTTCTTCTCGAACGTCAACATGCCGCCCGCGGTGCCGAGCGGCGACACGTACATCGTCCACAAGTCGGGCAGTGCGCTGAAGTTCAACGGCGACGGCTCGGTGAATCTGATCACGCAATCGAATCTCAGTGCGACGGTCGGCGGAAGTTTGAATGCGAACGTCACGGGCGCGGCGTCGGTTACATCGTCATCGTCGGCGGCAATCACGGCGCCAACTATCACGCTTGGTTCGAGCGGTCAGACGTTGTTGCAGTTCGTCACATCGGCGTTCATGGCGCTGTTCAACGGGCACACGCACACATCGGCAAGCGCCGGCTCTCCGACAAGCATTCCGATTCAGCAAATGTCGTCGTCGCACATGACGTCGACTGTCAGGGGCGGCTAAATGTCCGATTGTTATCACTTTTGGGGCAATGACCTAAACGTTTCCGCCTCCGGCGATCTACTGCTCGCGGGCGAGAGCGACACGACGCAGCAGCAGATTCTTCGCGCGCTGCTCACCAATCCCGCACTCTCCGACCGCGCCGGCAACCCGCTCGCAACCGCCGACTATTCGGATCATCCCGACTTCGGTGCGGGCCTTCCGCGGCGCGTCGGCTCGACGCTCAACGTCGCGGAGCTGCGCGCGCTCGTTCGAAGCGTTGTCGTGTCGTTTCCGAGTGTCGCTCGCACGCCCTCGCCGCAAATCGACGTGACGCCGTTCAACGACGGCGCAACGATCGACATCCAATACGCCGACCTCATCACCGGCACGACTGAAACCCTCTCTTTCGACATCAACCGATGAGCGTCAATACCCAATCCTTCACGCAACTCCTTACCGGGTTTGCGACGACGGTGCAGGGCGCGGCATCCTCTCTCGTGAATTTCGTCATCGGCTCGGTGCTCCGCGCTATCGGCGAAGGAACGGCGTGGGTCGCGCTCTGGCTCCAAGGTCTCATTCTCGCTGCGAGTGCTCTCACTCGCGCATCGACGTCGAACGGCGCGGACCTCGACACCTGGTTCGCGCAATACGGCTTCACCCGTCTCGCGCCAACAGCGGCAAGCGGCTCGGTCACATTCTCGCGCTTCACCACTTCGCAGCAGGCGGTCGTTCCGATCGGCTCCATCGTTCAGACTGGCGACGGCACGCAGCAATATCAAGTCGTCGTCGACACAACGAACGGCGCGTATAGCGCGACGCTCGGCGGCTATATCATCGCGGCCGGCGCTGCGTCGGTGACGTGTGCGGTAGTCAGCATCACGCCCGGCTCGAACTCGCTGAGCCTGCCGGATTCGTCGGGCAACGTCAGCGCGAACACGATCACCGCGCTTTACCAGTCGATTCCGTTCGTCGACACGGTGACGAATGCGCTGCCCTTCACGAACGGCGTCGATGCGGAATCTGACGCTGCGGCGCGCGTGCGCTTCGTCGGGTATCTCGCGTCTCTCGCGCGGGCGACAAAGGCGGCAATCGGCGCGGCTATCAAGGCGCTTGGCGCGAACTTCACGTACACGATCATCGAGAACCAGACGCTTGCCGGTGCAACGCAGATGGGATATTTCGCCGTAGTCGTCGATGACGGAACCGGCGCGCCGAGTTCGTCGATTCTGTCGGCGGTCTATAACGCGGTCGACGCCGTGCGCCCCTTTACATCGACGTTCGGTGTGTTCGCGCCGACAGTCGTCAATGCGACGGTCGTCATGACGCTGCAAACGACATCGACCGGCGTCGCGCACTCGACGACGTGCGCGCTCGTGCAGTCTGCGATTTCGGCCTACATCAACACGCTTCCGCTCGGCGCCAAGTTGCCGTACTTCAAGCTCGGACAGATTGCGATCGACGCGTCGAGCGATGTGCTTAGCGTGCTGACGCTGACGATCAACGGCGGCACGTCCGACCTGACCGTGACGAATCAGCAGGTGATCAAAGCGGCCTCTGTGGGCGTTTCGTGATGACGGGCGATCAACAGGATTTTTTCAAGCGCATTAAAGCGCGCATGCCGAGCGGTTGGTTCGGCTCCGACTCACCAATCCTCGACGCGCTGATCGGCGGCATCGCATCGGCGTTCGTGACGGTCTACGCGGCGTATCGGTACATGCTCGCGCAAACCCGACTGCAAACATCGACCGATGGCTGGCTCGATCTCGCGGCGGCGGATTACTTCGGCGATGGCGGCTTGCCGCGCCTGGCGAACGAAACCGATCCGGCGTACCGCACGCGGATCAAAATCAACATCGTGCGCGAGCGCGGCACACGCGCGGCAATCACGAAGATTCTGACCGACCTCACCGGGCGCGCGCCGACGATCATCGAGCCGACTCGACCGCAGGATACGGGCGCATACCGCTCGGGCGGCATCGGATACGGCGTCGCCGGCGCATACGGCTCGCTGCTGCTCAACTATCAAGCCTTCGTCACCGCATACCGCCCGGCCGGCTCCGGCATCCCGCTCATTCAGGGTTACGGCACATCGCCGGGCGGATATGCGACGCCATCGCGCGCCGCTTACGCCAACATCGGAAACATGACGGCCGGCGTGACCGACGCGGCCATTTACGCCGCTATCGCTTCAGTGCTGCCCGCCGCGACGATTGCATGGGTCGCGATCAGTAACTAATCCTCGTCAATTGCATCACCAAGCCCGCCGCGCGCGGGCTTTTTCTTTTGGAGAACGATCATCGACCGCGTTATTACCTATGCCGGAGCCGTCCCTTTAGAGACTGATATTCTCGGCGCCCAAAAGAACGCACTCTTTGCGCTCGGTCAGTTCGCGCAAGACATGCTCGGTACTTCGACCGTTTTCACCGGCCTCGCCTGCGTCCCGAACACGCCCGCCGCGATGAATGTCATCGTGCAGCCTGGCGCGGTGTATGCGCAGGCGGCGCTCGATGCGACCGCTTATTCTTCGCTCGCGGCCGATTCGACCGTCACGCAGAAGCAAGGCATTCTCAAGACCGCGCAGACCTTCAACACGCCCGCCCCGACGACTTCCGGGCAGTCGATCGTCTACTTGATTTCCGGTGCGTTCCTCGAAGCCGACACGAACGCGGTCGTGCTGCCGTATTACAACGCAGCGAATCCCTCGCAGGCGTTCAGTGGCCCGAACGGAA